GTTTGAATTTATTTTGTTTTAGCCAGTTGTCTAAGTGTTTAGGCAATTGGCTTTTTTGTACTTACAGGGTTTTTGCGTGTACAATAAAAAGTTTGAAAATAGTTGGTGGCTCAAGGAGAGGTTCTTTGGTTTTGCCCTTGTGGATGCGGTTCTTGTGGGTATGCTTATGTTTTTTTTGGTGCTTAAGAAATACGATGTAATTTAAATGCGTGCAAGTGTCTTGAAAAATTCTGAGAAATGCGCTACAATAATGACGCAACCCAAACAACACGAGGCATTTATGCAAGATAGAAAAGAAAACCATTTGAAGATCAACAGCCGTAATTTAGGGGTGCAATTCAAATTTTATTCATCGTTTGGAGAAAATGGCGATGACAAGATTTGGGTAAGCATTGACGGAGCTACAGCGCAAGCCCTTTCGCAAGATGGCTACCTTTCCAAAGATCCCCTTATCACTGTAAAGACAGGCGACTATTTAGAGTTTAGCAAAAAATCGAGGCAGTGGTATAAGGAGCACTTGAAAAGACTTGATGAAGGGCTTATTTGATGTGGACTAGCTTTGAGTGCAGATCACCTCCAAAAAACGAAAGCGTGCTTGTGACGGATGGCGAGGCGATGAGCGTTGATGTGCCTTGCCTTGATAAAGTGCAAGACGATAGAGGGGGTGAAGCTCAAGGCTGGTTTGCTTGGTTTGGCGATAAGTACAAGCTTATAAGCCACTGGCAGCCCTTGCCAGACCTTCCAGCGCAAGAGATGCCAGTAAAGCCACTGCGCGAGATGCCAAGCATGATGGAGGCTCTAGACAGAAGCCTTACCATGCTTGACGCTCTAGAGGATAGCTTGCGCCCACTGATGGAAGGTGAAAAGCCTTTAGCAAAAGAAAATAATAACTTCTTCTTTAGAAAAAAAATCTATGAAGATGAGGAAGTTTATTTAAAAAGTTCCAAGACCTACAAGCAAAATCCCGTAAAGCGCATAGACTTAGGGCATATCGTCCATGACTTGCACAAAGCCCTTTTATCTGCTTTTGACTGGGACTCAAACGAAACGCTAAGTGGCAGTGACTTAGACGAAGCGTTTGAAATCGCATACAATATTATTTTTAATTCTCTTGCAAAGAAATTTCGTTAAATCTTATATTGAAGCCTAGAAAAGCTCTCTGTAGATGGTGTTTGAGAGTGTTTTTTTATTAGATTAAAAGTTATTGGCTAGATCTTTTAAGTTTTTACTAATAAATTTAATTGGTGGAGGTTGAGCAAGATGAAAATGGAGCATGGAAAAGAGCTTAAAAATAAATTTGGTAGTTTTGAAAACATCCTCAAAGCTCATGGTTGCTATACAAGAGGACTAGAAAAAGACCTTCTCTTGCACATGGAGAAGGTCTTGAAAAGGTATCTTCCAGAGGGGGACGAGCTAAAGCCTCTCTTAGAAAGGCCACTTTCAGGGGTAAAAAATCGCGAAATTACAAACAAAAAGATTTTAGTGCTTTACGAGCTTGGCTATAACATCGAACAAATCAACAAAAAATTAAACTTTACAAACGCTAAAGGCCGTCTTATCAAGATGGGACTCTTTGAAGAGTACAAGAAAAAGCAGTGTAAAGGAATTACTAGAATTAACCCCCAGTATTAGATGAGTAGAATTCAAAAGCTAAAAGCACAGCTAGAAAAGTGCGAGACCGTCAAGCATGGGAGACCGTACGAGTATGAGGCGCATCACTTCGAGCTTATAAGACTTATGGCGCACTCGCTTATAGAGTCGTGGGAAGAGTCGCAAGGCTTGCTCGATGAGTGCAAAAGCATAGGGCAAAAGATCAAAGATGGAAGCTTGATGGTGGATCTTTGATAGCTGCGTTTATAAAAGAATATTTCTATTTATACGGTATGGTTTGCTTTATGTGGCATGGCTTTGACGTGCTTTTTATGCGAGATCAAGGGATAGAGATGCCACACAAGCTTTTTCTTTTGGGCTTGATTCCTTTTGCTTACTTTTCCGCAAGCATGGCTAAGAGCTTGAGAAAAGCGCAAAGAAGTCGTGATATCATGGCTGAAATTTTTAGGGATTAGGGGGAAGCATGCCACTAAAAAAAGGCAAAAGTCAAAAAGTTATTAGTAGTAACGTGAAAGAGCTTAAAGAGTCAGGAAGGCCACAAAAGCAAGCCGTAGCCATAGCCTTGAGCAAAGCAGGCAAAGCAAAACCAAAGCCTAAAAGGAAGAAATGAGCAAAGCAAAGCAAGTGTGCAAAGGGTGCGTCGATGAGCTTACAGATGAGCAAAAGCGCTTTCAGGCTAGATGCAACGACTGCAAAGGGACGGCACTTTTTCCAGATATGACGGAGAAAGACTTGTACTATATGGAAGACGGCAAGAAGCTTCCAAAGTCGCCTTTAATGGTGGCTTGCCCTGATTGCAAAAAATTTTTGATGATAAAGGACACATGGGAAGCAGACAGCAAAAAATAGAAAAGCTTGCTGAGATATGCCACGAAGCAAATCGATTTTACTGCGAGACACTAGGCGACTACTCGCAACCTAAATGGGAAGATGCCGAATTTTGGCAAAAAGAAAGTGCAATGGACGGAGTAAGAAAGCTACTTGAAGATCCCTACTCTACTAGCCGAGACATTCACAAAAGATGGATGGAGCAAAAAGAAAAAGACGGCTGGAAGTATGGGCCAGAAAAAGACGTAGAAGCAAAGACCCATCCTTGCATGGTAGACTATGACGACTTGCCAGAAAGTCAGAAAGTAAAGGATGATATTTTTAAATCTATTGTTTTATGCAGAGCATTTAAATAATGGAAATGCACGAAATTTTAATCCGCATTGGATTCTATGGCACGCCTGAGCCTATGGCGGTATCTTCTTTAGAAGACTTCCTTATAAAAAAATGTTTTGCTATATACTTGGAGCAATTGCAAGAGCTAAAAGCGACTCTCAGACCCAGCGACAAAGTGCTTATAGTGGGACAAAGCAAAGACTTCCTTGCAAAAGGCCGTACTTTCTTTGAAGGCACGCTAGCAGAGGCCGAGGAATGGGCAGGCAATAAAGCCGACATCATTACTTATAAGCGAATGGAGCACTTGCCAGTGCGCAAAATTGGAAAAGAGGAAGCAAAACACCTTTTTGCCGAATGGGGAGACACTGGAAATGTGAAATTTTTGGGGGATAAGTGCACTACACAGAAAGAGAAAAGCGAAAGCAAAAAGCTTGGAGACAATACCTAGATTGTAAAAGTCCCATAGAGACAAGAGCGCAAGGCTTGCTCGACGTGATAGAGTGTCACTATGAAAGGGCTAAAGAGTGCATCGCAGGACGTGGAAACCCCCTTCTTTTCCTTAAGAAAGTGCTAGGCAAAAGGTATCGCCCAGGGCGGTTTCTAGAGCTAGAGCACTATATAAAGGACTGGCTAGGCGCAAACGGAAACTTTGTAGATAAAAAGATTTTAGACTACTTGCAAGAAAATTACGGCTATCAACCCCATAAAAACCCACTATTGCAAGAAGGGGAAAGCGTTTACCATGACGGCAAATGACTTGCCCAAAGTCAAAAAATTTGCTATTTCGTGCTTAAAACTCTAGGGGGATTATGAAGATAGAGCGCATTTGCTGCGATGGCTGCAAGCGAGAGTACGAGATAGACCAAGAAAACCGCATCCCAGACTTTGAAAGCTTCATTCAGCTTGGCGTATACAACAAGCGATCTTACGACTTATGCGAGGATTGCCAAGAGAAAATCGCCGCTTTTATTGACAATGAAATTATTGAATCAGATTTTACAGCTTCTTTCATAGTACAAGCCTAAATGATCCCTAAACCACTGCGAGCAAATAATCTCAAACGTAACTTCACTAAAAAGATGTGTGATTTGTGGGCCATGATCTATCAAGCCAAATTTGCAAGGGACTAAAAGTTCACCGCCATCAATGCGCATCCATATGTAAGGGGACGGATTTTTTGAGTTTGTGAAAAATTCAAAGTGTTGTCCTAGGTATGCGCTAAAAATCCTAAAGCGCATGGGAACTATCGGCATTTCTTCCATAAATCTTTCTTAAAAAGTTATTTTGTATAAGTATTATAAAAAAGATGCAAATACACAACGATTTAACTTAAAAAAGTGGGGTAAACATGGAAGAAAGTGAAAAATTGATATGCGAATTGGATAACATCGACGGAAGAACTTTAACCTTTATTCCTGATAAAGAATTTTTGATTTCTATCCTTAGCCGTACCAATGGCAACGTGCAGGCAGCAAGCAAAGCTTTAAAGTTCCCAGACGGCACGCCAGTTCCTAAAGGGATTATTTACCAGTGGATTAAGAGGCTTGATATAGACCTATACCCTATCGCAATTCGTGCGGAAGTTGCTGCTGATTGTTTGGATATACTTATTAAAAAGGCAGTTGTGCAAGAAGATATTAAAGCCATTGAAAACATCCTCAACCGATGGGGTAAGTACATAGGCTTTGAAGACCCGAAAAAAGAGATGAAGATAGAGCATAGCGCATCCCCATGGGAAGAGATCCTAAACGTGGTAGATCCTCAAAGGGCTGAAAGGGACAAAGAGCGCAAAACCGAAGTTATCGAGGTGGGGGACTATCTTGAGTAAAGAAGAGGCTGTAAAGCTCCTCAAAGACAAAATCCACAGGCTCACCCATCTTTACTACATACAAAACGAAGTGGGGGAAGTGGTGCTTTTTAAGCTTCGAGACGCTCAAAAGCGGTTTCTTGAGGAGATGCACTATAGAAACATTATTTTAAAATCAAGGCAACTCGGCTTTACTACATTGATCGAATTATGGACGATTGACGAATGCCTTTTCCGCTCAAACACCCAGGCTGCGGTTATCGCCCAGACGCGCGAAGACGTGAAAGAGATCTTCGACAAAAAGATTAAATTCCCATGGGATAAGCTTCACCCCTCTTTGAAATGCCTTTTTAAGGAAACCAGCAACTCAGCCAACAAGCTAGCATGGAATAACGGTAGCTCTATCCGTGTAGCACAATCCGTTCGCTCCTCAACGCTTCAGATCCTCCATATTTCGGAGTTTGGCAAGATATCGGCAAAGTACCCAGACAAAGCAAAAGAGATCGTCACAGGGTCACTAAATGCCCTTCACGGCGATTCCCATATTTTCATTGAGTCCACAGCGGAAGGAGATGAAGGGAAGTTCTTCGATATGTGCGAAAGCGCGAGGAAGTACCACGATGCAGGAAAGCCACTAACGAGCATGGATTACAAGTTCCATTTCTATCCATGGTGGCAGGAAAAAGGCTATCGTTTAGAGGGTGACGTGCTCATTACCCAAAATTTGCACGACTACTTTGACACACTATCTAAAGTGGAAGGCATAGAGCTAGACGAGCAGCAAAAGAAGTGGTACGCGAAAAAGTGGGAAAGCAACGGCGAAGATATGTTTTCCGAATTCCCATCCACACCCGATGAGGCGTTTAAGTCCACAAAAGAGGGACGATACTTTAGCAAGGAAATCGCCATCATACGCCAGAAACGGCAAATTACCGAGGTTCCCTATAATGAGAAGCTTAAAGTGTATACTGGATGGGATTTGGGCGTAGCTGATCCAACGTGCATTTGGTTTTGCCAAGTGGATGGGCCTTTCTATCGCCTTATCGACTATATCGAGATGAGCGATGGCCATTTAGACTACTTTGCAAACGCTCTAGAGGATAAGCGCGAGCAATTGGGCTATCGCTACAAAAAGCACTTTCTTCCCCATGATGGAGCTAACCGCTCAATGGGACACAAGAAAGGCTACACCCGAGAGCGCATCTTGAAAGAAGAATATGGGCTTGATGTGGTAGTGACGGAGCGGATTAAGCGCGAGGGGGACGGAATCGACTTAATCAGGCGCAATATTCCTAACTTGTGGATAGATGAAGAGCGTTGTTATCAGGGAATCAAGGCACTCGACAATTATAAAAGAGAATTTGACTATAGAAGAGGTGTTTATAGTGATAGACCCTTTCACAATTGGGCTTCACACGGCACAAAAGCACTTCAATCTCTATTATTAGGTTTACACTTTAACAGTAAAAAAGACATTAAACAAGCAAGCGAAACGGTCATGGCAATGAATCAAAGAATCGCAGGAAATTATTTTTGATTGTGTAAGAAAAAAAAATAGTTTTATATGTTAAGTACCAGAGCAAAAGGGGTGCTAGGTGCGTACCGATTGGGAGGACAAAAAAAAAGATCTAGATGAGAACTACGAGGAAGCATATCAGTGCTGGTATCCTCACTTGGACGCATCTTGTCGAGCCATGCGCTTTTATAATGGCGATCAGTACGAAGACAAAGAAAAAGAGTACTTGCGCAGGGAAAACCGAGCAGCTTTCGTATATAACAAGATCAAGCGAACCGTTGATAATGCTGTAGGGTATCAAATCCGCAATCGCATGGGACTTGCGTGCGAGCCTGTTGAGGGTTCGGACGTTGAGACGTGCGATATCTTTTCGGACTTGCTAACGTGGAATATGGCGCAGCAAGACGGCTACCACAAGTTTTCTAGGGGCTTTAAAAGTGCGTGTATCACTGGCTTAAGCGTAATGAGTCTTTACGTAGACTACACCAAAGACAAGAAAGACGGCGACATTATACTTACCAAAGAGCCTAACTTTTCCTTTTTGCTTGATCCCCTTTGGAATGGAGACGTAAGCCTTTCCGATTGCCGTTATTTCATGCGTAGGCGGTACGTATCTAAAGAGCATGCCATGGGCATTCTACCCGATGCAGCCAAGGATATAAAAAAGCTCAGTGGGTGCGCCAATAGCGATAAATTCCCTTATATGCGCGTCTCAAACTACATCCTGAAAAATTGCGTTTCCATAGATGAGCACTGGAAGCTTAACCACATCCCAGCAAAGTTGCTTGTGAATCGCCTTACAGGGGAACACCAGGTATTTAGAGGTTCGAGGAAAGCCCTCAATGCCTTTCTTGCTTCCCCAGCCCAAGTTCCTTTGCCCACTGGTCAAACCCTTTCGATCCCATGGGGCGAGATTACCGAGGTCACGGATACCACAGCCCAAGAAATTACCCTTTGCTCGTATGTGAATGGTATCTTTATGGATGAGCAAACGAAAGTTTTCGGGCTAGATAGCTATCCCTTTATTCCCATAATCGCCTACTACATGCCTGAATATGACAGCTATGACGAGAAGCTTCAAGGCATACCCCACGCTATAATTGACTCGCAAAGGGACTACAACCGCCAGCGTTCAAAGATCTTGGATATGATGAACTCCCAGGCTTCCACAGGATATTTCTTCAAGGAAGGCACGATAAAACGCCCAGACGATCTTTTTAAGGCTGGTCAGGGTGTCAATATCGAGCTGTACGAAGATGCGCAGCCAGGCGATATCCAAAAGATTCAAGGCGCAGATATCCCAAACAACTGGTTTAACTATTTAAGCCTAGCAGCTAGCGACATTCCCGAAATCTCAGGTGTGACAAACGAAAATCTAGGCATGGCAGAAATGGGAAGCCAGGTCAGCGGAACGGCCATCAAGCTACGCATGGCAAGCGGTATGACAACACTAGCCGAGATCTACGATAACGCCGATATTTCCTTAAAACGCATCGGGCAAATCCAAATTAACTTAATGCAAAAGAATTGGTCGCCCGAGAAGGTGCAGCGCATCATTAACAGAGAGCCGACACAAGAGTTTTATAATGCCAACTTTGGCAAATATGATGCCATCGTGAAGGAAACTAATCTTACCGACTCCCAACGCAATTTGGCATGGGTGGACGCTCTCCATGCTAGGGCCGTACTTGGTGACGTGATACCCAAAGATTTCTTAATCGAAATGTACCCAGGGGCAGAGAAAGCCAAGCTCCTCAAAGCCTTCGAAGCGCAAGAAGAGCGCAACCAGGCAGCCCAGGCCAAGCAGGACGAAAGAGAAGATCTTGCAGCAAGGTTGGCAAACTCCGAGGTCATTAACCGCTTGAGCCTAGCCTCTGAACGCAGGGCGCGAATGGCTGCGGATATCGGGCTTGCTAATAACCGCATGGCTAGCGCATTCCAAGACAGAACAAACGCCGTACTCAACCAAGCCAAGACCATCACAGAGCTACAAGGCGTACGCCAATCCCAACTTGAATCGGCCATACGGTTTATTTTCGAGCTTGAGGAAAGAGCAAAAGCCCAGACCCAATTTGATACGGATTTAAGCTTAAACCGCTCATTGCAAGAGGTCGCCATTACCGACGATCTAGCCAAACCACAAGAGCCAATGGGCTTGCCAGGGGGTTTCGATGGTATATGAAATTGGAGAAGTCATTGAGCGCATGAGTGAAGATGAGTGAAGATCTATTCTCTAAAGAGCTTCAAACGAAGATTGAGCAAGTGCGTAAGGATAAAGGATGGGACGAATTTTATCTTGTTTTTGCTCAAAAACCAGACCTGTACTTAGTGAATGTGTTGCGTAATGTGTGGGTGGCCTCCGAAAGAAAACCCAATCCCATTAGCAACACCATTCATTTTTATATCAACTGGAAGCAAGGACGCATTGAGCATCGGGTTTTCGTGCCAGGAAGAAGCAACATTTATAACTATCCCCTTATCAAGGGACAGAAAGAATTTGATTTAAGAAGAAAGATAGGAGATCCCCTTGAATCGGTGTTTTCACCGAAAGAGGGAGTCCTAGCAAAATGAGGAAGTCGCTCACAATCGGACTATAAAGAGGAACTATGGAAGAAGAAAACGTATCGGTCGAAAATAGCCAGGTCGACGCTGGCGAGCAAATGGGCGTAAATCATGGGGTCGCCACTCATGAAACTGTAACTCATGAACCGCAACAAGAGGTTTCGCAAAACGAGATCAATTGGAGGCAGGCGAATGAGGCTCTTTCCCAAATGAAAGAGGAGAAAGCGCGACTTGCAGGAGAATTGCAGGCTTTAAAGGCTTATATGGCTCAAAGTCAGCAACCCCAGCAAGCGCAAAAATCTTATTTCGACGGTAGAGAGAGGGATGACTATGCAAACATTCATGACGTTGAATCGTACGTGAATAATGCACTTGGCGCAAAGGCTCAAGAGTTTAAATCAACGATTGAGCAACTCCAATTGCAAGCAAAAGATCCCAATTACAAAAGCGTGATAGAGAAGTATCAACAACATTTGTCGCCAGCAATGAAGGACCTCATATTAAGATCGGAGAATCCTTGGACAACGGCCTATGAAGCCGTGACAAATAGCGCAGCCTATTATAGGGACCAGCTTTCTAGCCAGCAACACCCAGACGCTAGAAGGATAACGGAAAACGCTCGCAAGCCTCAGACGGTTTCGGGAGTTTCCCAAGCGTCCTCTTTAAGCGAGGCTTCTCGCTATGAAAACATGTCCGATGATGAATTAATCGCTATGGGGAACAGATTTGCTAGAGGTGGCTAACCTTAAGGTGTAAACCATGGCAAATATCACCAAAATGGGAAACATCGCGCCCAGCTCAGAGCCAGCAGGCGTTGACGTTTACTTTAACAAACAGTTGCAAGCACGAGCCAAGCCCTATCAACAACATAGGCTAGCAGCTCAGAAAGCAAAACTTCCCGATGGCGAATCGGCAAAGATGCGATGGAGACGGCAAAACGTCCTTCCAACGGCTACAGTTCCGCTTACTGAAGGGGTTCCCCCAGCAGGTTCCACAATGGATGTTGTGGATATCACAGTGGAGCTAAAGCAGTATGGAGACTATCTAACCATCTCCGATCAAGTGCAGTACTTGGTTTCTTCTCCAACCATGAACGACAACATGGACCTTTTGGGGCAGCAATACGGAGAAACCTTAGATGAGGTGTGCCGATCTGTTCTAGAGGCTGGAGCATCCGTCTACAATTGCCAATACGGTACAAACGGCAATACGCCAACAGAGGTCACAGCTAAGGACTTTAGAGCCGTAGTCAAAGACCTTAAGGGCGCATCCGCTCGTTACTTTACAGACGTAATGCGAGGAGAAAACCGAGACGGTACAAACCCAGTGCGTAAAGGCTATTGGGGAATGGGTCATACTGATCTTGAGGTAGATATTGAGGAGCTTGCTTCTTTTCAACCTATGGCAAAATATCCACAACCAGCCATGGCAAAAGAAGGCGAGATTGGTTCCGCTGGAAACATCCGCATCCTTCTTAGCCCTTTAGGTTCTGTAACAAGCGGTTCGCCTGATATCTACAACTTTTTTGTGTGCGGACGCGATGCCTATGGGGACGTAGATAACGACTCCCTAAGTGCAAAGCACATCTTCAACGATGCAAAATCGGGTGGTACATCCAACCCATTGCATCAGTACTCAACACAAGGTTGGAAAGCGTTCTATGCAGCTAAGATTCTAAACGACTCTTGGTTGATTAATTGCCGAGCCACATTAGCATAAGGGGGTAAACCATGGTTCCTAAAATCAGAGGCTTCACCTTTATCAGCG